GTCCACCATTTCCAACCTGCAATTGGGTAATCGTGTAGTTTCCGGGTGTAAAGCCGGTGCCTCCGGTGATGGTGACCGTCTGCCCCACATCCTGCTGAACGAATGTGTGGGAAGCGGTGTAGAGGATGACGCCTATCCCTCCCAGTTGCAGGTCGGTGAAGGTGTATTTCCCCAGTTGCTCAATACCCGTGCCCAGACTCGATCCCGGAGTGCCCCACAGGCTCGCTCCGACCGCTCCCCCGTTTGAGGTGATCGCCGTGATCGGTTGGGTGACCAGGTTGAAGCCAACTCCTCCGGTGATCTGCACCGTCCTGCCGACATCCGAGGCGTCGAAGGAGCCGCCCGTTGCCGTGGTGAGCACATATCCGGCAGTGCCCGAGCCGGCGGTCTGCAGCGTGCCGTGTCCCCCGGTCGAACTGGCCGTCCCCGCGCCACGATCCAATAGCGCATCTCCGGTAGGCTGCCCCGCGTTGCCATAAAGCAGCGCGACGACCGTGTAGTTACCGGCTGTAAATCCGGTGCCCGAACTGATCGTCAGGATCTTTCCCACATCACCATCGACGAAGGTGTAGGTAGGCGACAGAACAATGGTGCTATTGCCCCCGAGTTGCAGGTCGGTAAAAGTCGTTCCGCCAGGCGGCTGCGGATCGACCACCAGATCATTCAACGTAAGGCTCTGCGAGCACACCACCGGCCCATTGCCGTTGTCGCAGTAGGCCAACCCGGCAGAGATCACCAGAATCTGGTTGCCGTTGGCGAAGATCTGCACGGGCTTTCCGTCGTTGCCGATTGTCCCTCCGGCGGGACCGTCACCACTGGCACCGCTGAATCCCGGGGTTGAGCGGTCCACCGTGTGGCTGTCCGGATAGACCTCGTACAGGTGGTCCCCTCCCACCGCAAGCAGGCGATTCTCTCCCGGCCACAGTCCGCGCACCGGGGCGGTCGGCAGGAGGGCGAACTCCTTGATACCGGGCGTGCGGACCAAGGCGCAACGGATGTTCTTGTCGGTGACGTCGGTGCCCATGCCGTTTACCGGGACCGGATTTTTCTCCGGTATCCAATTCATCGTGAGCTCACTGGTGATGTTGGGGCTGATGGAAGAATTCCATGGTCCGGTGAAACTATCGAACCTTCCCATAACGTTTACCCTCCGGCGCCACCCGCGTCGTGCGGGCCGGGATCGCTGTCAACCGGCGGTAATTGCTGCTCGAGGCGCCGCAGGGCGACAACCAGCATTCCGGTACGCTCCACGGCATCCTCGAGAAGATCGAGAGCGGCGCGGAGCTCCTCGCGGGTCGTCATGTTCATTTGCTGGGAGGCTGGCCTGTCATGTAGTTAAAATCCGCACACGAGGATCTTGAGAAGGTCCCGTAGTCTGCGCTCGCGATGCGGGGAGGCAGATTGTTGTTCGATTGGAGCGCATCACGGGCCTTGACCGCGCGCCGCGCGAGATTGCCTGGCATCTCCGTGCCCCAGATATCCACCAGCTCCTCCGCAAGCGTGAGCGTGATGGCTGCCAGGTAGGCCTGGGGCGCAATAAAGCAATCATCCAGCGTGTTGAATTGTTGCAACACGATGTTGCCCTCGAGCCGGACCTGGTAGCCGGCAGTAGCAATCGGCCAGAACCAGAGTTCGCCGTTCGGGTAATCGGCCTCGTAATAGAGGTCGGTGGGGAAAGTGCTCTGAAGGTTTTTGACGCTATTGCCGGCCCACCATGCGTTGTCCCGGATCTTGATGGGCACGTCCGTGGTGGTATTGCCGGGCAGGATAACGCTGGCCGATACGATCCCCGTGGGGCGCAACGCGACATTGAAATCGGGGGGGACCAAATCCGGCCCGATCAGGTGGGGTTGGTATCCCGGGGTCAGCGTGTAGACCTGGAATGTCGTAGTCCATGCATAGCATCCCCTGGCTGCCCAATAGTTGAGCTGCTGGTTGAGGAAGATGAGGCCGTCCGCCAATTCACTTCCCGAATTGAGGCCTTGGGGACGCTTCAGGATGCGTGCCTCGCGGAAGGCGATATAGAGCACATCCCGGCACTTGATGTTGCACGTAGGTGGAGGATTGCCGCCGAACGTCGATTGGTTCCACTCGACGTTATCCCAGAACGGTGTCTGAGCGGGTGTCGTGCTCATCAAAGATCTCCTGTGTTAAATTGTCCAGATCATGGACGCGACCAAAGAAGACATCCTGGCCTGTTTCCGCCTGCTTCTGGGCCGCGGTCCCGAGGAAAATGAACTCCCCGATCACTTCAGCCGGGTGGGCGCCCCGCTCGAAACCGTTGTCGCTATCTTTGTGGGGTCGCCGGAATTTCACCAACGGTGGCTCGACGACGGGGCCGAGATCGCGAGCCTGGAAGGATTCCAGATCTACGTAGCCAGGAACGACAGATTTATCACGCCGGGAATTCGGGCCGGCTGTTACGAGCCTGGAGTCACCCGCGCCTTCCTGGAGCACCTGGACGACGGCGTCGTCCTCGACATCGGGGCCAATTGCGGCTATTTCTCCCTGCTCGCGGCCTCGCGGGGCCGAACAGTTTATGCGTTCGAGCCGCTCCAAAGCAATCTGCGTCTGCTGCATGCGGGTGTGATCCAGAACAACTTCTCGCGGCTGCATATCGTCGCCGCCGCGGCCTCTGATTCCCGGCGGACGCTCGCCATCATCCCGAGCGACACCAACGGCGTGGTAGAGCCGGTTCCATCGGGCCCCCAAAAGGCCCTCCGCGTGGAATACTGCTCGTCGGTTCGCGTGGATGACATCGTGCTCAGCGACGACCCGGTCTCCATCCTCAAGATCGACGTGGAGGGCCACGAATACCGGGCCATTTTGGGGGCTGGCGAGACTATCCGCCGCTCGAGGCCGGTAATCCTCAGTGAATTCTCCCCCTCCCTGCTCGAATCGAATTCCGGGGTGTCGCCCGCAAGCTATCTGGATCTGCTTCGCTCCTTCTCGTACCGGATTTCTGCTATCGACCAGCCGGACATCGTGACCAACCAGGGCCTGCTTGAGTTCACTGAAGGCGTGAATCATATCGACATCCTGGCCGAACCCTATTGAACGTCCTTCACCATCGTAGGAGCCACGCTATAGGTGACCGTGATAGATTGATTCGGCCCGAGCGCAAGTTGCGCAGGACTGGCCACCGCCACCGTGGTCGTTCCTATCTGGATATTGGAGACCGTGCCTCCGCTGATGTAGATCGTCTCCGGGCCGTGCGCTGACCGATAGGTAAACGGACTCGCGCCGACAGCAATTGCGCCTTGCCCTACCGGGTTAAAGCCCGTGTTGTCTTTCACAACGGCATGGGTTCCGGCGCCGCCATCGGACATCGTGCCATTGACGTTATTTCGTAAATCCGCGCCAACGATCTGATAGAAATCCGAGGCGCCGCCGACAATGAAAATTCCATAGCTCTGGCTATTGGGCATCCCATTGCTTTGTCCAAATTGCCCACCTCGAACCTTGAACCCGCCACATCCTGCAAGAACTGTTAATCCGTTATAGCTTGCCGACGCGCTCGAGCTGTTTCCCGCCACCATCGCCGCCGTGATCTCGATATTCTTGCCGCTAGTATTCGAGTAGTAGATGCCGTCCTGCTTATTGTTGATGATCAGCGGCTGTGAGACGGTTACGCCGTCGATCACTCCGGTGCCCCCCAGCCGGAGGCCAACGATATTTCCCTGCAACCAGTCGGCTGTCGATCGGACCTGCATCACAATTCCGGTTCCGGTGGGAACTAGAGCTATGCCGTCGCCGCCTCCGGTGGCCGGAAAAGCCCCCGAATCGTACCAGTTGCCGATACTTTCGACAGCCTGTACCGTCTGGCCGTTTGCCGGGTCAATGAGCAGATTGGTGCTGCACGCAAATATGTCGCTGCCGATGATTTTGGTGCCGCCCGAGAAGTTAATCTCGATACCCGCGCGCGGCGCAGCGGAAGTCCATCCCAGAATATTAGTGTTGGTGATGTAAAGATCAGCCCCTGCCATCTGAAGTATGCCGACTCCGTTGCCGGGGTTTAGACCTCCGATGAGGTTCTCCGATACCCAGATCGTCGAGCATGTATTGGCAGAGTCCAGCTTTATTCCTATCTGGGCATCATGCAGATAGACATTGTTCAGCGTGAAATCATTTTGACCGTTCAGGTGAAGATTGACCAGGGAATTGGGAGTATTGATTGTCTGCGCGGCTGAACCGATCTGCAGGTTCTTCAGTGCATTACTGTATCCGGTAGCTCCGCCCGAACCATTGAAATAAAAAACATCCCCCGAGGTGAACTGCGGAACGATGTTGCTTGCCCACCCGAACCCGATGATCTGAATGTTGTTCAGGTTGGTAACGACGACGGCATGGTAAACGTTTTTCGTGCCCGGCGGAACGAGTACCATTCCCCCGCCTGCGTGTAGCGAACTGATCGCCTCCTGGATGCCGGCGGATGAGGTCTGGATCGTCCACGCCCCGGAGTGAGTGTTCGCGCATTGAATGATGAGGGTTCCGCTAGGGGCTCCGCCGACCGCATTTCCGCCGATGATCAGTGCCGCCTCCGCGGCCCCGGTCCCGCCCGAGACGTAGAGATAATGGGTCGCGTCCGTCCCGTTGACGCCGGCAGGAACCGGAGAAAGCGTGATCTGATTCGCGCCGATGACGAGACTACCGCCAGGCGCTTGAGGCGGAAAAATGAATGCATCGCTGACGACGAAGGGCGATGTGGGGAGCTTGGAAAGGTTCGCTCCGAGTGCCGTCTCTATTGCTTCAATCTCCGCTACCAGCGTGTTGTGATGAAAAGCGTCGATATAGCCATTGACCGCAGCCCCTGCGAAATGCTGCGCGGAAGCGGTTCCGTCAAATCCGCGGCTGATCGGGATCACGCTTCCAGAGGGCGGATTGCTGACCTGTACGATTTCATCGTCGATCGAGAGTAGCGACCAGATCACAATACCACCGGGGCTCGCTACCTTCATTGAGGTGTCGGAGGCGCCTAACGGGACGGCGAGCGTGGTTTGCACACGGTCCACGGCGATAACGAGCTGCGCATCGCCGGCCACACCTCCGGGGAACACGGCACTGGGCTTGCCGAGCGATTGCGGTCCCACCGAACCGGAACGCCGCATCTGAAATAGATTACTGGCTGTCATGTGGTTAACCTCAAGTGGTTCTCAGTGCCGGCGGTGCTGTCGGACCCGGTCCTTCCGGTGGAGGAGCCGGAGCGTTGAACAGTTCCGCGTTCAATTGCTGAATTACATTCTTCGCCTGCAATGCGGCGTTGTTCAGTTCTTCCGTCAGGGGACGCTGGAATGCGATACAGAGCTCCACCGCGGCAATCATGACGAGGGTCTCCGTGTACCCCGGCGCCAGGTCCACGGTTCCGGTCTGTGAGACGAGCTGCGCGATCTGTTCGAAGGTCCAGAGCACCGCATGCCCGTTGGCCGGCATCGGGCTCAGGTAGATGTTGCCGATCGGGTACCCGTTGTCGTAGAACATGTCCTCGGCATAGACACCCGTGCGCGACTTATCAGCCACCGCGGCCCACTGGTCCGCAGTCGTGATCCTGCACGGCCTCTCCACCCCGTTCGGCGCGACTGTGGACGCGGACTTGATCTTGATCGGGCGCGAGGTGGCGTTCCACAGCATGCCCGGGCCGTACGTGTAGGAACTCCCGCCGTTGAGATTGTACTGCCCGTAGTGCAGGCCCACCATCGAGAGTTTCTCCGCGGACAGGGAGTCGATCTTCCGGTTCATGATGCGGAAGGCCAGAGAGAGGTCGTCCGGGTTCGCCGTCTGCCCTTGGGAATATGCGCCAACGAAGATCAAACTATCGGTGAGCAGATCGCTGATGTTGCTAGTCATGCGTGTTTATTCGCGGGCTTCTTCTCGCTTTCCGTCCCGAGCTTAGCCAGAGCCTTCGCGGCTTTAGCGAGCAACTTCTGGAGTTCGGCCACTTCGGGAGGCGTGAGTGCGTCGGGATCTTCCGGCGGGTACGGGTCGTCCACAAACCCTTGCGTGGCGAGCTTGTCCTTGTCGTCTTTGTCCTTTGCCGGCTTGGCCTGTCTGGTCTCGTGGTTGTACATCAGGAACGGGAACTCCGGGTGTTCAGCGGTAAACACGGGGGGCGGGGGCGTCGTTGCGTGCTGGTTGGCGTGCGTCGTCATTGTTATGCTCTCCTTTTCTTCAGTTTCTTGTCGACTTCATCAGACTCGGCCTGCTCCTCGGCAGTAAGCAGGACCTCGGGAGGTGGCTCCGCGGGAAACGGGTCCTCGCTCCATCCGGCGGCCATCATGCGCTCCCGTTCCTCGCCGCTCCTGGCCGGCTTGGTCTGGTGTGACGCATGGTGGTACATCAGGAACGGAAACTCCCGGTACACGTAGGGCGGGACCGGGGGCTTGTTGAGGTCGAACTCCTTGGTGGAACCGACCGTGTCCTTGTGGTCCATCTCATCGAGCAGGCGCCGCATTCTAACGCGGTCCTCGTAGGTGAGTGTTTCAGGGGTCATAGGGTCTCCATAAATGGCCTGCATGGCCTCGCGTTGCTGTTGGGCCGTCAGGGTGCTAACGGCTCCCGCCGATTCATTGAGCGGCATAAGAAAAAAGGGAGGACCCGGACGGGGTTATGCCGGGTCCTCCTCGATGAAGGAGGTAAGTGGCGTCAGTCAGAACGTCCCGGCGCCCTTCGCGTACACGGTGTACGCTTCCTGGCCCAGCGTGACGTTGGTAAGGTTTACCAGGAATGTCTTAGAGTTCAGCGTGGCTACGGCAGCGGTGCCACTGATGGTTCCGCCGGCACCCGCGACGACGGTAGCCCCGCCGGCACCCGCGCTTCGTACCTCGACTTCGAAGGAGGTTCCGACCATCGCCCCCTGCACACCATCGCACAGAGCCGCGGCCGATGGCAGGGTAATGTTGGCGGCGCCGGCAGCATTGTAGATGATGAATCCCTGCAACAACTGTTGCGGCGTGAGTACGGCGGCCGCAGTGAGGTTGAGTGGAAGAATCATCGGCATCGTCACGGACCCGAATCGGGGGTCTTGCACAGAGAAATGAGATGAGAGTCTAGGCATGTGTATTCCTCCTTATGCTCCGAGCACCGCAACCGCGCCGTTCTGTTGGTATAAATTCCCCATCCCGATCAGCGAGTCGTAGCGGTTGACCTGCATAGACCGGACCGGGTCCCAGGCAATCACCTTGCGGATGGCGATACCGGAATCGGGGTCCTGTTGCTGGGCCGCGCTCTCCACCGCTTTCGGCAGGTAGAGTTTGCCACCGACCAGCGCAAATGCGTCCCTCGAGAGTCCGAGGCCCACGGTCCCGCTCTTGCCGTTCGGGGTGGTGGTGCCCGGGAACAACGTCAGGGCTGCGTTGGTCAGGGGAAGGGCGTCCACGTTCTGGTACTGGCTGCCGGGACCGTAGAGCGGGGGCAGAATCGGCACCGTGTCGCTGCCGCCGGTCAGGGTCATTACCGCGGGTCCGGCGTACGTGAACGTGCGGAGTGTCAGGGGTCCGGCCGAACGGTACGTCATCGGGTTGATCATGTTGACCGCGGCGATATTGAATTTATCGCCCGGGTTGATGGTGTCTCCCGCGGTCCCCTGGATTACGAGGGCGGCGCCGGACTGTCCCGAACCGATCACTTTGACGACTCCCGCCCAGGTCCCGGCGGTCTGCGTCCAGAGGGAGTTGGACTCGAAGAACTCGAAGCCGGCCAGTCTCCCAATCGATCCCTGCTTGAACATGCGGGTGATCTCATCGGACGGGTGGAAGACATTGGTGATGTTGCTGCCGATAGAGACCATCATGTTGGTCGAGATCAGCATGCAGCGTTTTCCCGGGGGGCAGGCTTCCTTCTCGAGCAGAGCGCGTGCCGTGTAATAGGCCTGCACGGTGGTCGGGTCGGTTCCCAGTTGCCCGATGAAGTTGCTCGCGTTGAGGCGCGCCCAGTTGGCGCATTTGGAGTCGATCGATTGCGCGATGGCGGCGCCGGCCGGCTCCCAGTAGTTCTCCCGGAGCTCTGCCTCGGAGCGCTCGAGCTTCACGGCGCGTTCGTAGTCGTCCCACTCGAACGGGACCTGGATCCAGGTGTCGAGTGCCACGGTGGTGGTGATGCGGTTGATTCCCTGAGGCGCGTATCCCATGCCGTCTACGGTCTGGAAGCGTTGCGGGAACTTGATTTGGATTGTCGAACCTGGGGCGAACTCCTTGTTGAAGTCTTTCTCCCAGGACCGGTTGAAATACTCGGAGACCACAAGCTTGTTGACCAGGAGTCTGAGGATCTCCATCGAGACCCAGCTTGTGTTTGTAAAGTTGTTGGCCGGCACTTAATTCCCTTTGAAGCGCTGCATGTCCCGGCGATCGGCATCGGCTTTGAACGACCGAAAATCACCGGTCTTGGCAGCCCGCTCCCGTTCGTCTCCCGGCGGCGCCGAATTTCCATTCAGCTCCCGGGCCGGTGGTGGTGCTTCTTTACGGGCAGGCTTCTCCGCTTTGGCTTCGGCCGCAACGAACTTCCCGTCCGGAGCACGCTCGGTAGCGGGCTTAGTTCCGGACTTCAGCTCCTCTTTGACCAGAGCTTCCACGGTGAACCACTTGCGTAATGCCTCGAGAGGATCTGATTTCGCGAGCTTCAGGAAGTCGGCAAACTCCGCTGCATCGGAGCCGATCACGTAGAGGGCGTCGACAATCACCTCGGACCGTCCTAGCGCGGCTTTGATGGCCGGCGGGACGGTTTCATCCGCGAAGATGCTCTTCGCGGTTGTGGTGATTGTCGCCTCCGATTCCTCCCCGTAACGTTCCTTGGCAGAGTCCAGGCGCTTCTGCATCTCCTGGGTCAGGCTTTCCTGGCGTTGACGCTGGGTGTGCTCCTCGAGTTTCTGGGTGGCTTTCCAGTCCGCCAGTTCCTCGAGGTACTTGTCCTGCGCTGCCTCGTACTTGCCCCAGTCGTCGAAGTCTTCCTGCTTGGGCTTGACAGGCCTCCCGTTCTCCGGAGCGGTGGACGGTTCCGCCTTCACGTCCGTTTTTGCCGGTGCGGGTGTGGCTTCCTGGCGCAGGCTGTCGCGCTTTGCCAATAGTTCCCGTATCTCGCGGTTCAGTTCCTCTTTGCGGCTTTCCGCATCGGTTCTTCCCTGCCTTCGTTGGTTACCGGCGTCCGAGGCCGGGGCGGCTTTTCCTGGCTTCTCACCAGCGGATTTGTTGGACGGTGCCGATTCGTCCCCCTCTGACGACGATTTCTTCTCTGCCGGCAGCTTCCCGGTCATGCGCCATTCGGCGTATGCCTCGGGGTCCTTGGGAACCGTTACGGGTTCCGCGGATGGCTGCGATTCGGTGGTTGCGGGCGCGGGTGACGACTCCGCGGCCGGTGTGTTTACGTCTTCACTCATAACTTTACGCGAGCACTGTCGCGATCGCCCACAGGGTGAGCCCGGCCGCCATGAGGTTGCCGCGCGGCACCGGTACTCCCAGTGCCGCTAAAAACAAACAGATAATCGCCAGGATCATCAGTAAGGCGCGAAACGGTATCATGCCGGTCCTCCCTCAGGCTGGGCCTGCTCGGGCGCCGCCTGCTGCTCTTGCTGCTGCTGCTGTTGTGCCGCGTCCATGGACTGCCGCAGGTACTCCTGCTGGGCCATCCTCATCTCGTGCTGCTGCTCGCTCTCCTGGGTGTTCGCTTCGTGGATCTGCTGGCGCGACTGTTTGTTGAGTTCCTCGATTGCGGCAATACGTTCACTGAGCGCCTGCGACTTGGTCTGCACCTCGGCCGTCGCCACCTGGGCGTCCACCTTCAAACGCTCCACCAGGAGATCGGCCTGCGTACGCATCCTCTCCGTCAAAAGCTTGTACTCGCCTTCGACCACCTTGGCCTGGCGTTCCACGGTGAGCTTCTGCAACTCAGCCTGTAACTGCTGGATCATGATGCCCTGCTGCTGGAGCTGTCCCTGCGCTTGAGCGAGCTGCTGCTGGCTCTGGTCGGGGCTGCCCGCGGTGGGCGAGATGATCTCGGCCATCTCGTCTCCCTTGGGCCCGAGGTTCTTCATCTGGATCGCGAGAGAGAGTATCTTCGCGGCCTGGGGAGGCGAGACAGGAAGCTGGGGCAGTTGTCCGATCAGGCCATCCAGGAACTGGCTGACCGCGTCACGCTGAGAATTGATACTCGGCCCGCTCGAAATGCTGATCGCGTGGTCCACTTCTTCCACAGGGAAATGCACAGGCGCGCCGGTCTTGTGGTCCGGGTACGGCGCATCGGTGTTCAATTCGATGCGGCGGTAG